GGGTGTCTACAGGGGTGTCTACAACACGCCGAGGTGTCTACATTCACCCGGTGTCCTGGTTCTGCTCGAGTCCGTTGCTACTGTTGCCCCGATCGAACTTCTCACCTACCTACGGAGTGACATGAGCCAGACGGAGAAGGCGGCGTACTTCCGGGAGCTGAAGGACGCAGGCGTCCCGTTCAGCAAGCACTACCGCGAGTACACGACCGAGGAGCTGAAGGAAGCGGTCGACCTGCTGCGATCCCAGCAACCGCAGCATCCTCGAGACGACGACAACGGAGACCACTCCACTCGGCCGCCGGAAGACCACATGCCGCAGCAGCGTCAGGACTTCGACGGCGGCGAGGTCGACGAGGCGGCCGCTGCGTTCTTCGGTCTGCAGATCCCGGAGAACACCCCGCGCCAGAACGAGCGCGCGGCCGACGAGCTCCCCGGCATGCGGCAGAACACCAAGGACGACCTCGAGCCCATCCGTGTCGACGACAACGGACGCATCTGGTACCAGGAGGAGATCCGGAAGCCGGGCTCCCCCGCTCCTCGAGCACGCCGCGTGCTGAAGTACGTCGAGACCGGCACCGAAGTGAAGACGGTGCAGACCCTCGACGAGACCGGCAAGCAGTACATCGAGTCGTTCGAGGTCTCCGGCCAGGGTCCGGCGCGTGAGCAGGAAGTGAAGATCACGCTGCCGTCGTACCAGACCGGAATCTTCCGTGACCCGCGCTTCCCCTTCAAGGTGCACGTCTACAACGAGGTCCAGGGCTTCGACCTGTTCGACGTCCAGGACTATTACGGCGGACCCGAGCTGGTGCCGGCCGAGGTCAAGCGCTTCTACGTGGCGAACGATCTCTGCTACGACATCCGCACGACCGTCCGTGCCATCGAGTCCGAGTACCGCCAACTCCAACTGCAGAATCGAGTCTGACCCATGCCCGAGTACGACGAGACCATCGAGCTGCCCGAGAAGGACGCAGCCGATGTCGCCCGGCTGCACGCTGTGCCCGAGGACGAGGCGCCTCAGTTCCACCCGATCCTCGAGGTGTGGACGAAGATCTTGGAGCCCGCGGCTGGACTGCGTGACTCCAACCCCAGCCCGCAGTGGTGTTCCAAGATCGTCGGCAAGTACGCCGGTGTCACCTTCGCGGACTGCCTCAACATCCAGCGTGCGTACTTCGACCTGCTCACCCAGTGCCGCGACGCGCTGGACTGGGTGATCTCGACCGACGCCTCCGCGCTGGACCGCCTCACGCCCGAGGACGACCGCATCTTCAACGACGTGAACTACTTCAACGTCCTGCTGCTGTGGCAGATGACCTTCCTCAACTACGAGCTCGAGTGGGACTGCACCGACCAGTTCGCCGCAGCCGAGCTCGCCGCCATCGGCGAAGCGCACGGCGCGCTGTTCGGCCAGCTCGGGGTCACCGCGTACCTCGACAACATCCAGTTCCAGTTCGGCGACGCGGACCAGGAGCTGATGCTCGAACTGCTGAACGAGATGAAGGAGGAGGCAAGTGAGTGACCAAGCTACTGAGGCTGTCGAGCTTCCTCGATCGCCCGATGCTGCTTTTGGAGCGCTCATGGATGCGCTTTCGCCGGGGACAGATGCGGCGCCGGCTGCAGCGGGAACGCCGACGGGAGGAGATCCTGCTCCTGCAGGTGGAGCGGCAGCACCAGCGGTCGCTGAGAACCCTGCAGCGGGCGGAGCAGTGGCTCAACCTGCAGGTGGAGGAGACACTCCCGGAGCCCCCACCGCAGGTGACGTTCAGTCCGGAGGCGGAACTGTTCCAGGAGCAGCCGATGGTGCTGACTCCGGGGACGCCGCTGGATCCGGAGCCGCTGCTGATGGAGGAGACGCCGGAACCGGCGGTGGATCAGATCAGCCGGATCCTCGCCTCGAAGGCTTCGCCGGACTCGACTTCGCAGTCCTGAGCACATCCTTCGAGTCCTCGGTGCAGCAGGCGTACCAGGCTGCTGCGATCGAGGAAGTGCAGAAGGAGCACTCGCGCTACTTCTCTGCGCTCGAGCAGCCCGCTCGCCTGCTGGTCGGGACCAAGGTCCCACGACTCGACGGCCAGGACGGCGAGGAGACGCTGCGCGACGAGGCGGACGTCAACTCGTGGAAGGAGGCACTGCGTCACGTCTTGGTGCAGGAGGTCCAGGACCGCGCCGGCCGAACGATGGACGAGAACCGCGCGTTCATCCAGACGGTGCACGCCAGCATCGACCTGTTCCGCAACAACGCCGACCTGATCCCGGGCACGCCCAAGTTCGACAAGGACCTGGCTGAGCGCTTCACGACCCTGGCCGCGCCCTACGAGGTCCGGGTCGAGGACAAGCTGCAGGGCTACTCGGTGCCCGTCCAGCCCCTGATCGAGCAGCTCCGGGCCCAGCTGGTCACCGAGCGTGCGGCCGCCACCCCGAATCAGCCTGCTGACGGGGCCACGAGCGGGGCTCCTGCCCCTGCTGAGGCGGGTGCGGCTCCTGCTGCCACCGCCCCGGCGAGCCCGCCAGAAGGGGCACCAGAGCCCCCACAGGCGGGTATCCAGTCCAAGGCCGGCCAAGCGGACGAGCGCGAGGACTTCAGCACCCTGTGGGGGACCATCAGCCCGGAACTCCGCAACTTCCAGATCTGAGGAGATCACCATGAAGGATGCCCTCAAGACCTACGGCAAGGCCCTGACGGCTGCCGTAGGCACGCTGCTCGGTGGCCTGGGGACAGCCATGGCCGACGGCGACCTGTCCCGCCCGGAGTGCTTCGTCGCCGCAGGCGCTGCGCTCGTGGTCGGCGGCGCCGCGATCTACGCGCCGTACCAGCCCAGCGGAGGTGGCGAGTGAACACCACGTTCCGCGTCGCTCACTCGAGCGGCCAGTTCTCCGACTCACCCGAGCAGCAGCGAGTCGACGCACACCGCATCTGCCGCCGCGTCCACAACACCCAGGCGCTGTGGTGCACCGGCACGGAGGCCGGATCACGCTCCGTGCTCAAGCCGACGTTCCTCGACATCGACCAGGACCACGGGCTGCAGTTCGTCAAGGGCAAGACCGGCGACGTGTGGACTCTGTACCGCCTCGACCTGTTCGACGGCCAGGTCGAGCACGAGTGGTACAAGGTGGTCGACGGTCACGGCGGCAAGGGTGGCTTCGCTGACCGAGGCATCCTCCGTGTCACCGGAGACAGCCCGCTGTTCGGTGCCAACGGCACGATCCTCTGCGCCCACCTGGTGACCCACGGCCACCCGGACGCGGTCGACACGACCGAGAAGCGGCGGCTGGGCTTCAACAAGGAGATCATGGCCAAGGCCGCTGAGCTCGGCAAGGAGTTCGGCAAGGGCCGCAACCTGGTCTTCTACGGTGGCGACCAGAACATCCCCGAGCAGAAGGGCCTGCTCCTCGGAGCACCCTTCACCTCGCTGGCCACCGAGCTCGACAAGATCCAGAACACCGGCCACGGGCCGATCGACTGCATCTCGTCCTACAACCACGACGGCCGCGTCTTCGGTGTGGACTTCGACGTGCTCGACGACCACGAGTTCCGGCTGTCCACCGACCACTGGTACTGCGAGGGCGTGTTCGGCCTGAAGGAGAAGCGGCATGCCTGAGATGCCCGACCCCTACGAGCTGATCCAGTGGCGCGGTGGACCTGAGAAGGTCGACCGTCGTACGGCGGCGATGCTCACAGTGATGGAGGAGAAGCTCGGCTACGAGCTCTCCGTCGTCCAGGGCTTCGACCCGCTCGGCGGTGTCTCGGCATCGGCCGGCACGCACGGACACGGTGCCGTCGACCTGGCGCCCTTCGACTGGCGCAACAAGGTTGCCGTCGGTCGCAAGGTCGGGTTCGACATCTGGCACCGCATGCCGAACGAAGGCCCGTGGGCCGAGCACGAGCACGGCATCGACCACGGCAACAAGCGGCTGACCGGTCCGGCCCAGCGGCAGACCGTGCAGTACGACAACAAGACGAACGGGCTGGCCAACTTCGGGCCGGACACGTTCTTCTTCCACCCCGACCGCCCACCCGTCTTCAACTACGCCGCATGGTGGAAGGACCAGCAGGCGGCGAAGCGGGACGACATCGCTCGAGCGAACGTGAAGAAGTGGCGGGCGACGCGCAAGCGCCTGGCCGAGCGCATCTCCACGCTGCGAGCACGGCGTGCGATGCTGAAGGCCAAGATCGCCGCTGCTCAGAAGCAGCTCGACAACTGAGGGGAGGTACACCATGAGTGACGCAGCCAGCCAGTTCCGCGACTACGTCGGGCTGAAGGAGCCCGGCGGCAACCTCGCGGTCGAGAACAAGTCCAAGAAGGGCGGGCCGGTCCTGACTCCGGAGGAGGACGCGGCCACAGCAGTTCCCGATCCCGACGCCGCAGCCGCCGGACGCGAGGACGCAGTCGACCGCGCGGACAAGCCGGAGTCGGGCGCCAAGAAGGCGACGACCAAGAAGGCTCCCGCCAAGAAGGCTCCCGCCAAGAAGACGACCGCGAAGAAGACCGCGGCCGCCAAGAAGAAGTGACCATCGCTCATGCCCACGTTCCCTGTCCGTTACCAGCCTCGCCCGTACCAGCAAGAGGCTCACGCCATGTGGGACAAGTACCGGATCTCCGGTGTCGTGTTCCCCAGGCAGACGGGCAAGGACGTGGGCATGAGCATGGAGACATGCAAGCTCTGCCTGACCACGCCCAAGACCACTGGGGTCTACGTCTCCCTCGACAACCCGATGATCCGCGACATCTTGTGGGACAAGACCTACTACGACCCCGTGTCCGGCGAGTACATCCAGGCGCTGCAGGACAACGTGCCGGCCGAGCTCGTCGACTGGAAGGCGACGGTCATGGAGGGCCGCTTCGCCAACAAGTCGCGGCTGAAGTTGCAGGGCTACTTCCAGTCGGGCCGTGACAAGAACGGCGTCGGCACCTCGTTCCAGTACTACGCCTTCACCGAGCTGGCTCTGTTCAACCGTGAGGACCCGATCCCCCGGCTGCTGCCGATCATCGAGAACCGCGCGGAGAACAAGAAGCTGATGTTCGCCTCGACTCCTCGAGGCAAGCGGAAGAACCCGCTGTGGCAGCTGATGCAGTCCCAGGCGAACAGCCCTGAGTTCAAGGTCATCATCCGCACCATCGACGACATCAACGAGATGATGCGTCGTGCCGGTCTGCCTCCCGTGCTCACCGAGGAGGAGCTCGAGCGGATCCGTGACACCTACCTCAAGCGGTTCGGCAACGACCGCATGTTCAACCAGGAGTACCACTGCTCCTTCGAGGAGATGGACGCAGCCGCCGTGTACGGCGAGGCGTACATGCAGATGGTCCGGGACCAGCGCGTCCACATCTTCAACCTGAACCAAGCGCACCCGGTCTACGTCGTGTTCGACATCGGCTCCTCGGGCATGCACTCCGACGCTACGGCGTGGATCGCGTTTCAGTACATCAACGGCACGAAGTTCATCTACGACTGTGGCGAGGGCCACGGCAAGGCGCTGCCCGAGTACGTCGACGACCTGCAGACCAAGCACTACTTCAACCGCATCGCGCAGATCATCCTGCCGTGGGACGGTGACCACCACGAGAAGGCGGTCAACACCACGCCGGCCGACATGATGCGCCAGCGGTTCCCCAACGTCAGCGTGCTGGCCAAGAGCAACAAGGTCTACAAGATCCCCGGCTCGCGGCAGGGTGACTACGACCTCATCACCGACATCCAGCAGACCCGGATGGAGTTGTACAACACCGTGGTGCACGGCACCGTCGGTGACTGGACCGAACTGGACTCCGGCATCGTCGTCCCGCAGGCACAGCTCGGCAACTGCCAGTGGTTCCTCGAGTGCCTCGAGAACTACAAGTACGAGTTCAACAACAAGCTGCAGACGTGGACCGACAAGCCGCTGCACGACAAGCACTCGAACATGATGGACGCCCTGCGCTACGCCGACCAGGCGAT